AAAAATATATAATATAATAAAAAATCATATTTATAAATTTGAAAATAAATATTATTATCTTTCAATGAAAAATAAATTATATTGTTCGTTGTCTCGTCATATTTATATTTAATTTCAAGAGAAAACATATGATATCCGATTTTCTTTAAAAAAATGTTTTTTGTTTTACATCTTGTATAAATCATTTTATTTATCATTTCAAATAATACATACATATCATATATATTAATAGACTCTCTGTGATTCATAGGAATAGGAATATCAATAGTTGGTTGGTAAGCGGGTGGTGGTGGAGTCGTATATGCGGGTGGAGGAGGTATATATGGTGGTGGTGGAGTCGTATATGCCGGAGGAGGAGTTGTATATGGTGGGGGTGGTGTTGTATATGGTGGTGGTGGTGGTGTTGTATATGGTGGTGTTGTATATGGTGGTGGTGGTGGAACTAATATAATACCATCATTTGAATTTTTAGATGATGTTCTACTCATATAAATTAATAAATATATTATTTTGGTATAATGAGGTTAGCTTCCACTATTTCTCTACATACATTGCATTCGCATCTTAGAATAAATAAATCTTTAATAATACATTCTGAACATTTTCTAAATCTATTCTCATCACAAAATTCTGTTGTAAAATCATATTCTTTATTACATATTTTACATTTCCATACTTCTGGATTAGGCTCACAATCCAAACAAATATAAATAGAAACACCATCAAATGATTGATACAAAATGTTATAAGTTTCTGTATAATAGATCCATTTTCCCTTTTCTTCGATTAAACTTTTTTCTTTTTTACCAACTCTTTTGTCGCACTCAAAACAATATTTGTTTTCAATTGTTTCTTCCATTGTTGTAATTTACATATGTAGAGAAACAAGAAATACATTCAATTTTTATTATAATTATGTTGGGTTATATTTTGTGTTTACTTCTTCTGCTTTTTATTTTGTGTAATTTTTTCTTTGTTTTTCCACCAGAAAATTTAATTGTAATCATTTCATCTGATTTACGTCCACTTGAGCTACGATGATTTGAATCTACACTTTTAAAAATACCTTCACCAGAATAACTATCTGATTTCGATGCCCTTGGCGATGCCCTTGGCGATGCTCTTGGCGATGTAACCTTTATTGGTTGAATACAACTATTTCTATAAGTTATTAATGCTTCTTCAAATGGAAATAGATGATCATATCTTTCACCAATATAAGAATAATAATCATTACATTTCTTAGATTCGATTTCTTCTAATGTACATTGATAATGAGTAGAGAGAGTATGATAATCAAATAATTTACAAATATATATTCCACAAGGAATATAACTAGTGTAACAAGCGTATTGATTTGCTCCTGAATCAGAAGGAATTAATAAAAATGGAAATACATGAATTGTTTTATCACATATATGTTGTTTTGCTGATTCATAATTTGGGTTCATAGTATCTATATTTTCTAATTTAGCAGCCATAAAATATAATTTAATATTATTCGTTCTGCTTCTTTTTAGTTTGCGTTTACGTGTTAAATGAACACAAAACACAATCCCTCTAATAAATAATGATTCCTCAAATACAAAATCATAATTACTAATCATCTTTTCTACATTTTTTATTGTAAATAATTCTTCAAATTCTTCAGAAAAAACATGTAAAAATTCATTAATTTCTCTATCTGTATATCCTGATGGAATATGACCACAACCAATTCTTGGGCTACTTGTTTTCCTATCTAAGTTATCTAATGTTAAAAAAGGTTCTTCGTGTATTTCTCGTTCTTCTTTGTCATCAATAACATCTGTTATTAAGCTTTTATAAGAACATAATTTTATCTTTCCATTATTAGAAACAAATGGTATCAAATCAATATTCTCATTTATAAAATGTTGTAATTCTATATGAATAAGTGTAGATTGAATATAATCGGGGCCTTTATGAAATTTTCCACGCAAATTAATACATAATCTCCATAGCCCTAATTCACTATTAGACCTATATACCCAAAAATTATATTTTTGTATTTCATCATCATCCTCAACAATAATACTCTCTACATTTACTACTTCTTTATATCTATCATCATAATTTGTCTTTCGAAGTAAAGTAAATTCAATTCCATCTATAGATATCGTTAAATTCATATATTATATTTTTATTTTATATATAAAATATTTTATACTTTAATTTATATGACGATAAATATATCCAAATTTGTAAAATCAAATACTGGAAAATATGTTGTATCTATTTTATTGGGATTAGGATTAGCTAGTATTTTTAGAGAGGTATGTAAAGATAATGAATGTATTATATTTTACGCTCCTAATTTAAATGAAGTAGAGAATAAAATATATAAACAAGATGGTAAATGTTACAAATATAATTTAGTTTCAACAAAATGTAATAATGATAAAAAGGATGTGTTAATAACTTCGAATTCGTCATAATTATATTTATAATTCATTTATAAATATAAATGGCTTCTGGAACGACCAATATCTTTGATTTACCATCAACGAATCAAAATATTCAATTTAGTGTTACAGATAATATTGCAGGTCAAGATACTAAATTAAATCCAGTAAATTCAGGCGTAACTTTAGATCAAACAACAATCAATCAAATTGTATCGGGTATTCAACAAGCAAGTGTAACCGGAGCTACACAATTACAATCTAGAGATATTCCGACTCATAAAACTCAACAATTAGATAACCAAGTTCAACAAGAATATATTCCTCCTCCAAATAATACAAATTTTGTTGAGGAAGAAGATATCGAAGAAAATAACTTTAGAGAAAATTTACACAAAGCAAAAAATTATTTATATTTATTTGAAAATACTTACAATGAAATACAAATGGCAGTTTTATTATCTATTTTTTATTTTTTATTACAACTTCCTTACATTAAAAAATTATTAATAACATATATTCCTATTTTATTCTTTAAAGATGGAAATATTAATATTTATGGAAATTTATTTATGAGTATACTATTTGGAATCGCTTATTATGTATTGTCATTATTTATCCACGTAAATGAAAGAGAAGGTGAAATTCTCTACTCTGATTAAATAAACAATCCACCTCTTCCTCTTTTTCTTGTAACTCTTGGTTTACTTTCTGTATTTTTTGTTTTATTATGTAAGCTCTTTGTGTTATTAGAAAGAGATTTATGAGGTTTAGATATTATTTTTTGTTCGATAGGTCGATATCTCATAAAATGTTTTTCATATTCTTTTGTATTTTTTTTATTCTTTAAAGATAAAAATAATTTATTTTTTTTGGCTCTTATTTCTTCTAAGGTTTCTTGATGACCATAACAATCTATACTAAATCTTTTTAATAATCCTTTTTGTTCAAGACGATTATGTTGTTGGACTTTGAACAAATATTGAGACATACATAATATTCTATCTATATCATAATAATCTTTATTAGAATATAAAAACGCCAAATAAAAACTCAACATTGTATCGATTGTGGCAATCTTAATAGACTGGTTATTTATTTTAATTATATTATAACTATGACACGCCAATGGTTCATAAATAAAAGCTACTGTATCTTTCTCTACTTTTATCTCATAATGTAGAGAAATAATCTCACCTATTTTTTCTCTTTTTACAATAGAAACATTTTGATTACCAATATCATTTAATGATTTTTTTATCGCTTCAGCTGTTTTTAAAGGCTCTATTGATAATACATCGAAATCTGGATATTTTTTAAACTTATGTTTCAATTTACTAGGCATATATTTAGAATATAGAGAAATGGCATATCCACCAAAAAATACAACTTTTTCTTTGATAAATGTATCCCTAATTGTATTGTAAATCATATTTATATTTTCTTTACTTTCCATCTTTCTTTGAAAATCAATCTTCCAACAATTTTTTGCATTCAATGGAAAATTTTTATTTAATAAAGTGATTCTTTTCAATACTTTTTCCCATCTACTCACATCCCCAGCGGGTCTTGATAATTCTAAATACATGGACATTCTTAAAAAATTAGGTGGGGCATATAATATTCCTTCTTTACAAATCGCATCTTTTTTTAATGCTTGAAATATACTTTTATTTAAAAAAGTTATATCAGCTACTGGTATAAAATTTACAAAAACTTTATATGTTCCTTCGTGTACTCCATTTTTTGCCTCTACTTCTTGAAATCCTTTGTTAAAATAAATATCAGCTAAATCTTTTGCATCTTGGTAAGCATTCGGAGAAAAAAAATCATAATCTGGTATTTCTGTATTTTTATTATAGAATTGATCTTCTATCGGAAGAATTGAATTAATCGCTGTTCCACCATAAGCAATTAATTTTTTCTTTTTTAAAAAATCTTCTACAATAGTAATAATCGCTTTTACTTCTGGTGAATTCACAATTGCTTTTCCTTCTATTTCTTCTGCCTTGTCTACTGCCATACGTATTATAGCTAATTCACATTCTTCTAATGTTACTCCTTTTTCACATTTGAACGATTCCATATAATAAAAATATATTTTATTCCAATTATATCTGAAAATTAAAATATCTACCTTCCAAGTTTCTAGGAGCAAACGAATATCCAGGTGGTGGATCATTTGGAACTGGAATATACAATGGTACATAACGTAAATTTTCGGGTTTTAATATAAAAGCACTTCCATTATCATTAAATAAATTCATTGTTTTTGTATATAAACTATCTTCATTTGAAAAATTAATTGCTGTAAATTGAATCCCTAATAAATTTGCCGTTGAAATATTTGGATTATCTGGTTTTGCTCCTATATCCGGCGTAACAATACACACACTTCTTTTATTAAATTCTATTAATTCATTTTGATCTGGAGAATTTTTCATTTCATAGTTTGTTATTAATCTACAATTAATTGAATTTGACATTAAATTACAAAATTCCATTAAATCTTTATTATCTAATACATTTGTATTTTGTTTATCTATAATTAGAATAATTTTGCTCTTAAATTTATTTAATGGTAGAGAAGTAATATTTCTTATTGAACATTTTAAATCATTATTTGTACTATCTTTACATTCTTGATATTCAAAACTATACTGTGGTCCTAATATATAACCACTATTTTCATAGTTTTTAAATATTAACGCCAAGTTAGAAAACATTTTTTGATTCGTACTTTGTATTCTTAAATGGATAAATAATGGGTCTGTAGGATTAGGTGCTGTAGATATATTAAAAGCAGTGTTTATAATCGTATCAAATACATTTCTAAATGGAACAGAACTATTCGATTCTTTTATAAAATAATTATTAGGTATACTTGACGTAGCAACAATAGGATCATTATTTAATGAATATACTTCAAAATCCAATAATCTTACACCTTGAGAAATTACATTTTTTAATGATTGAGTATCTACTTTATTATTTGATGTCGTAGTGTTATTATTACACGAATTATACGATGAAAAAATATAATAATCTCTCATTGCATACGTTCCAGTAATTCCCGTTCCACTTGGATCGTCGTCAGATGATCCTTGAGTAGTAGATTCTCCAGAATCATCATCAGTCGATGTATTATTTAATGTCATTGAACTTATTTTTCTGTTTGGTTCTTTTTTTGCAGTGCTAGATGAAAATAAACTAAACGATTCTTTATTTGGTGATTTTATACCAAAACATATAAATAAAATAATAACTATAATTATAATTGTGATTATCAATATTTTATTCATATTATTAATATAATTGATTATTTTATTCTTTTATTCACAATAAAGTTAAATAAAAAGTATATTATATATTAGATATGCCCGGAGGGTTAATGCAATTAGTAAGTGAAGGACAACAAAATATTATTTTAAATGGTAATCCATCTAAAACATTTTTCAAATCAACCTATTCTAAATATACCAATTTCGGCTTACAAAAGTTTAGAGTCGATTTTGATGGATCTAAAACATTAAGATTAACTGAAGAATCCAATTTTACATTTAAAATACCAAGATATGCTGATTTATTAATGGATTGTTATTTATCTGTCGAACTACCTAATATTTGGAGCATTATTGTTCCACCAACCGAAGAAAATGGAAATCAATGGGTTCCTTATGAGTTTAAATGGATTGAATATTTGGGTGCTCAAATGATTTCCAAAGTAACCATTACTTGTGGAAATCAAACCATACAAGAATTTTCAGGAGCATATATATTAAATTCTGTTTTAAGAGATTTCTCTACAGAAAAAAAAGAATTATTTTTTAAAATGATCGGACACGTTCCAGAAATATATGATCCAGCAAATTCGGGTACTAGAGTCAATTCTTATCCCAATTCTTATTATACAACAAATTCACTTGGAGCAGAACCAAGTATACGCGCAAACATATTATATATACCTTTAAATGCTTGGTTTAATTTGAAAAGTCAAATGGCATTTCCTCTTATTTCTCTACAATATAATGAATTACATATTAATATTACAATGAGACCTATTCAAGAATTATTTCAAATTCGAGATGTTTATGATACTGTAAATAATTTTCCTTATGTGGCACCCAACTTTAATTTATATTATATGCAAATGTATCGTTTCCTACAAACACCACCTGATATTGATTTAGGTGTTATGTCATACACAGATATTCGAACTCTTTGGAATGCTGATATTCATTTAAATTGTACATATGCTTTTCTTTCTAATGAAGAATCACGAATATTTGCCTTACAAGAACAAAAATATTTATTCAAACAAGTAAGAGAAGATATTTATTATAATATTACAGGTTCCAATCGTATTTCTATTGATTCGATTGGAATGATTATAGATTGGATGTTTTATTTTCAAAGAAGTGATGTGAATTTAAGAAACGAATGGAGTAATTATACGAATTGGCCATATAACTATTTACCTCAAGATTTAATACAAGCACCAACAAATGGATCGTTTCCTATTGAACGAAGTAATACAGTTGTAGAAATCGGACCGGGTGTCAACACAGATGGGTTTTTAACTGGTTGGATGATTACTGGAAATTATAATTTTGAAAATACAAAAAACATATTAATTACAATGGGTATATTGTTAGATGGTATTTATAGAGAAAATCAACAACCCGCTGGTATTTATAATTATATAGAGAAATATACTAGAACAACCGGTTCAGGAAAAGATGGATTATATGTGTATAATTTTTGTATGAATTCTTCTAACCTAGATTTACAACCAAGCGGAGCAATGAATATGAGTCGTTTTTCCAATATTGAATTGGAAACAGTTACTATCACTCCACCAATCGATCCAAACGCACAAAGTTTGGTGATTTGTGACCCACAATCTGGAAATGTTGTCGGTATTAATAAACCTACTTGGAGAATATATGATTATTATTATAATATGGTTATTTTCGAAGAAAGATATAATGTGGTTAATTTTATTGGAGGAAATTGTGGATTATTATATGCAAGTTAATAATTATATTATATTATTAAATATAATTATTAATTATTTGTTAATAAATTTCTTATCTCAACATGTTTATTTATATCTTTTAATGGATGAAATAATACAGTCTCATTATAATCTTTATTAGTAAATACCTTTCTATAATGTACCTCTTTAAATTCAGTTGGATTTTTAACATTTAAATTATTTTTATTACATATCGTTGGAAATAACGCTTCTATAAAAAATATTGTTTTATTTTCTAACGCATATTTATTAATACATTCTAACATTCTTTTTGAAAACCTTACTATACACATCATTCCATTATAATAAGGTAATGGATAATTTATATTTATTTTATTCCATAACCAATCTTTTTTTATATTTAAATGTTCATTAATTGTATTAGATAATAAATCTTCACAAAAATATTCTTTATCTATATTCAACAATATATCTTGACTATTAAAAAAAACATCATCTTCTATAAACCAAACATAATCATAATTTATATTTTCAACTCCAAAATAATAGAGAGCTTTATCCCATCCAATTATTTGTTTGTGAAAGACAATTGTACTTGAATTTATATACCCTGCTTCTCTACATTTTTTTTCATCTATTTTAATAAAATTAATATTGTTATAATTAAAATCAGTCAGATTAAATTGATTGTTATCAATAATTATAAAGATTTTATATTTTTCAAAATTATTTAAAAACTCACACCAAATTTTATTCGGTTGTCGAGTAATTAAACAAATCGCATTCATACTATACCTAAATGAATTATAATTTACAAAAATATTATTTCTATACTGATTCTACATCACGAAAAACACTATTATTTCTTCTTGAACTACTCGACCTCGTTCGTTCTGAGGGATTAACACGATAAGGAATAAGTGGCACATCATCAACATCCTTACGATTTTTCATATATTTTTCTTTATCAAGAACTATTGGAAAAGGAAATTTCATTTTATGTAAATATCCATCATCTTTTTCTGTTTTAGTAGTATAATCCCATTCCATCCACGTATACTTTGTTTCTGTTTGTTCTCTGATTGGATATAAATTTTGAGTGGTATAAAAATTTAAGGTAGTAGGTCTATTGACAGATTGAATTCTTAGCTTTGGTATACGTAATTTAATAATGATACTTTTTAACAAAGTCAATAATGATTTTCCTATACCATTAAAATATAAATCAGTGCAAATATAATTTGTTTTTATGATATTATGATACATAGGACAATTCTTTACTTTGATGAATCCATTAATATAATTTTTATTTTCAAAATTAATATAACTTAATAGAATAAAATTATCTGTGTTGAAATCTTTTTTCTCTATTCCTCCTAAAAATCTACACATTCGTGCTTGATTACCTAAAATTACTGAACGCAATGTATGTATAACCTCATTATAATTATCTTGTGAAGGAATATTTATTTCATTTAAATATCCTACTAATTGTGGAATATTTATTTTATCTGGATTTGCTTCTCTATTGATGATACAAATAACATTTGCATATAATGGAACATCTGGTATTTTTTTAATATTAATTAATGTTTTTTCAAATGAAATCATATATTATGTTAATATCTTTTTCTGAATGATTTCCTTTTATTTCTTCGTGTTTTTCGTTTTCCTCCGAATGGGTTATCTCCTTTAAAACGTCTATATTCTTCTTCCATTTCTCTATCGTGTTTAAATGGATCTATACTCGATTCAGCAATACTTTTTACTTTTCCATAAGTATTAAGTTGTCTCTTCATTACACTTGTTGTTTCTGGGTCAAGTATATTAAACAATTTCATCTTTGTTGTATCATTTAATTTGTTTGTTTCTAATAAATTTCTTAAAGGATTCATCCACGATTGCTTACCTACTTTTTGTTCATAGTCTTTTTTAAAATAAGGTGATGATTTAAGAAAATGTGTTATTTCAGCAATATCTTGTTTATTTAATTCTTTTTCAGCTATATTTATTTTGGGTAAAGGATGTGGTGAAGAACGACGACGCCGAGAAGAAGACATGGATGCCCAACTCATATAATAATAATATATTATAAAGTTGCGTTGGATGCTAGAGGACCAACTACCATAAATTCTCCGGATAAAGTAGGTGTTGCTTTATAACTAGGTATAAATTGAGTAAAATAAATCGAAGGATTATATCTTTTATTATATAAATATTGTTCTGCATCAAACGTTTCTCTCCATGTATTAATTCCTTTATTGTAATATAATGCCGGACTATTTATCTTATCCTTAAAATAATATGCTTGTGTGCCAATATCATTTGTTAAGATCGAATAATTAGGAGTCATATTATCCGTTAATTTTCCAGCATCATCGTACGGAGTTACGTCTTTAGATTTTTTATTTTTATTTTGTTTTTTAGGTTGGCATCCGTAACAATCTATATCAGAAGTACATTGTTCTCCAGTTAAACTACATATGGCTTGAGGACCACACATATTTTTACAAGAATATTTAGTATTAATTGGTAAATCAACTGTATCACTATAATTACCATATCCTTCTTTTAGAGAATAAGAATTCAATAAAATCAATAAAAATAAAAGCACTAATATTATTTTTTCTGCATTTTTATAATTCATATATAATTATAATATTTTATACTTCAAAAGGAAAATATATAATTATAATATATTCTTTAAAATTATAATGCAAGATGAAGCAAATGATAGTGATTTAGTTGATTCAAAAAAAAAACAAGCATCTGAACAAGTATTATCATTTTACGAAGTATATACTTATCACGTCTTACAAATTATTTGCGGAATTATATTCATAGGGGTTCCTTTAATTTATAGTTTAAAAATAGGACGATCTGGAATTTTAAGTGGCGTGCTTAATTTTACAACAAGTGGTTATTGTTCTCCATTTAATAAACCGTTTATAAGTAATGCGAGTCAATCTTATGACGGCAATACTATAAATCAAGCAGTTAAGGCTGATCCTACACCAGATGACGATAATACAATAATAACAGATGATATTTCATTTTACGTTAGTTTACAACAATGTATAAAGGATACATTTAAATTTTCTTCTGATAAAACAGAAGATGGTAATCCAGAAGATGATAAAACTCCGAATGAAGGTGACTCTGTATGTAAAATAACATATGGAAAATTAATTAAATTTAGTTATGATAAGAACGTTATACCAATGTTGTCATCTTCATATGAAATGGTAAATAAATGGATACAAATGCAAAATTGGATTCAATATACTGAAATGGATCCAGTACCATCATTAAGTGACCAAGTTATAACAAAATGGAACTATGCTAAAAATAAAGATGGCCCAAATATACTTACTTATGTCTCAAGTATTTTGTATATGATATTTATAAATTTTCCATTAGATACATTTCGTAGATTACTTGTATTGGCTATTGTATTATATGATCTTGTATTTGGTTTTATTATTAATTTTTTTACATATTGGTTATGTATTCCTTATTCTTTTTTTGAAATTTTTTTATTGTTTTTACCTTCATTATTAATGTTAGCATTACCACTACCTACATTTTTTAGTTTAATTTATAATATTTTTAAAATTGTATCTTATTTATTTATTTCTTGTTTTACTCTATATTATATTTATATTGTAGTATCATATATTATTTATATTGCAAAATCTTATTCAAAAGCGGCTGATAAAGTTGATATGGCTTTTTACATGATAAAAATATTTATGTATATTGGAGCAATTATAATTATTATATTACTAATAATTCAAATGCCGTTATTATTAGCAGGATTGTGTATTACTGTTCAAAGTATTTCTATTTTCATTATGATTTTTATTTTAATATTACCTTTATTTTTCAAAGCAGATATTATAAATGAACCATCGAAAAAATATTCTTTTATTAGTTGTATTCGAGGATTAAAATATAAACAATCATATATTTTATTGCTATTATTGTTAGTTTTTATATATGATTTATTTACTTGTAAAGTAGTTTCGATAGGAGGTGGTTCATTAGGATCTATTTTTCTTTTTTTAATAATATTACTAATTTTTAGTTATTTTAATAATACATTAATACATGAAGACACTAAAAAAAATGGATTTTTATCTTCTTATGCAATCAATGCTTTTAAAGAAGAAGCATTAAAAAATAGTAATATGATTGAAATTACAAAAGAAAATTATGAAAAATATTCAAAATCAAATAGAATAACATATAATTGTAGTGCTAAGTTTGGCGATAGTACAACTTTATTAGACTCGTATAACTATGGTTCTTATTCTATAGGTGGTTTTGTAATTGCTCTAATAAAACGATATCTTTTTAAAAAATAATAATAAAATTTAAATAAATTTAAATAAATGATTGATATTAATCAATGGTAAAAAATAAAAATAAAAAAATAAATCCAGAAGTAAGTATTTGTACTCCTACTTTTAATCGTCGTCCGTTTTACAATATGATTATTAAATGTTTTCTTTCTCAGACATATCCAATAAATAAAATGGAATGGATTATTATAGATGATGGAACAGATAAAATTGAAGATTTGGTAAAACATATTCCTCAAGTAAAGTATTTTAAATATGATACAAGAATGAGTTTGGGTAAAAAGAGGAATTTGATGCATGAAAAAGCATTGGGTCAATATATAATATATATGGATGATGATGATTATTATCCTCCAGAACGAGTACAACACGCTGTAGATACATTAAAAAATAATCCTTCTTATATGATTGCTGGATCAAGTGAAATGTATATTTATTTTAAACACATAAATAAAATGTATCAATTCGGACCATATGGTCAAAATCATGCTACGGCAGCAACATTTGCCTTTCGTAGAGAATTATTAACCCAAACATCATTTGAAGATAATGCTGCTTTAGCTGAAGAAAAACATTTTTTAAAAAATTATACGATTCCAATGATACAATTAGACTCGTTAAAAACAATATTAGTATTTTCTCATATCCATAATACGTTTGATAAAAAAGAGTTATTAAATCAACAAGAGAATCAATTTATGAAAATATCTGATAAAACAATAGATCATTTTATTCAAGACCAATCGATTAAAGATTTTTTTATGAAAGATATAGATAATATTTTATCCAATTATGATTTTGGAAAAGTAGAGAATAAACCAGAAGTATTAAATCAAATCAAAGAAATTACTTATAAAAAAAATCAATTAATCCAACAACAACTTATTCAAAATGTTCAACAAATAAATATTATAAATAAACAAGTAGAGAAAAT